GCGTTACCAGAAGCTTCAAGAACTTCTAATGTTCCACCAATGACCATGCTATCAGCAGGTAAATCAATTAACTTAACGATGTCATCACCTGCTAGTGAAGTATTGTCAACTGCATCATAGACAGGAGATGTAATTATATAGGGTCTAGGTAGATTACCCGGATGCCCTACTGTACCACCACCAGTGATGGTTCTATCATAAGTAGCCATAAATTAATCCTCCCTTAATCTAAGCTAACAACAGCACGACACATTGCTTCAGGTCTGAGTACCTTTCGACCAAACACGTGAAGTCCTCTAACTACGTCAGAGAAACTTTCTGTTGATCGAACTACTTCAGTCTTTGCAATATGAGATGCAGTAGCAGTTGAAGACATATGTCCAGCTAATAAGACGTTTTCAGAACTATCAGTAGCAAGACCTGTTAATGTTACCTCATCAGTACCACCAGTTGAATTTAATGCTGTAGTCTTGTAGCATGAAAATCCTGCAATGTTACCGAGAGACACAAGACCATTTCTTAATGGTGATGTCTGATCGCCTGTTACCTGAACTTCGGCAAATTTTGCACCTGCTGAGAATAGATGCTTATAGAATAATGGTGGTGCAACAAACCATCTGTTTTCTTCTGGAACAGATTGATCGTCTAATGCACTTGCCATTATAAGCATAGTATTTACAGCAGTATCTCCCGGAGTAGTTGCACCACCAATATCAAGAGCAGAACCTAATGTTCCGATACCTGAAATTTGTTTTGTGGTAGCACCTGATTCGCCAGTTAGACCTGCGTTAGTTGCCATTAGATCTAAAACATTCGCATCATACTTTCTCTTGAGAGAGTATGCACCAGATGATGTTGCCAATGCTTCAAAGTTAACGTGTGACTGACGCTCTTCAATGTCGTCAATCTTAAACGCAAATGCGTTTGCTTGGTCAACAACCATAGTAATTTGGTCGTCTGCCAAGTCTTGAGTGTTAACCACAGCACCTCTTGTGTAAGCAGATACTGTAATTGTCGGTTCTTTGATAATATTAACCGTATCGCCAAAGTTCTCGATTTCGCCAGCATAGTCTGTATTAGTTATATCTTCTACAACCGATGCTCTGCGAAAGAATTTAAGAACTTTTTGGCTAAAAATAGACGGTGTAAAATTACCACTAGGCAGGTTACCGTGACCTGCAGCTGAATCAAAAGCCATCGCTTTTCCCCTTTAAAAGTTGTTAAAATTAAGAATTAAAATCAATACGACCTTCTGCTCTAGCTAAATCAATATCTTTTTCAAAACGTTCAAACTCCTGTGCTTTGAGTTTAGAAATTTCAGAAGCTTTCCATATGCGTTTACCAGCGTTAGAATCAACAGTTACCTCTCTTGCTTTTGCAGGAGTTATTGCTGATGCTGCAGTTGGTTTTACTGCTTTTGGTTTTTTAACAATACCAGCATCTACTTTGTAGAGGTCTATAACTCTAGATGCCCATAAAGCATCTGTGTTGTTTTTATATATACCATCTGCTAAAGATGCAGGTTGTGTCTCTAACCAATCAAGAAACTTCTTGTCTTTTCTAATGTCATCAAAATCAGGATGCTTTCTCAGTAGTTCTTCATAAGCTTTCTGAACAACCAAATTCTTTTCACGTTCACGAATTGTTTCCAACTCTTTATGAAGTTCTTTTGATTTTTCTTCGGCTTGTTGATGAGCAACAGTCTGTACAACTGCATACACATCTGGATACTCTGTTTTAAATTGTTCCAACTCTTCTGGAGTTTTTGGCATCTGAACATTAGTTTTTTGAGCTACGGATTCTTTTATTGCGTTTTCTAATTCGCTTTTTTCAGTCTTCCATGTCTCAAGCTTTTGATCATAATGCTTTTTTAAATCATCATATCTTTTTTTAAAGTCAACTTCGTCAGCTTGTTTTGACTCAACGAAACTTGTATTTTCTTTTACCGTAGCTGCTTCTTCAGCAGGGGGTGTCTCTACTTCCTGTTCTTCATCATCTTTGTAAACGTCTTTACGATATGCATTTCTGTACAGGTTTTCGTTATTTATAGTTCCAAAGGAATCATTGTTTTTATTAGCTCTGTGGCCGCTTGGTTTTTTTGCCATGATAATTCTCCTTCTAGCAGTGCCACATGGCTTGGGGTGGCTGCTCGGTTATGTAGGGCTGCATTATTGCAGGTAGCTACGTTTTCTTAGTTCCTCATTCCCATTTGAGGTTGAACTCCCTGTCCAAGTATATTCCCTAAAAATGTTCTTTGGGATAACCCTACAGGTTCAGGAAGAGGTTCTAATTTCTCTTTAAACTGAGACATCTTATTAGCTTCTGCTTTTGCTAACTGATCAGATGCTCGTTTTTTTGTTTCTACAGATCTTAAAAAAGATTGTTCTGGGTATTCTGTTTCTGGTATTTCAGCAGGGCGAATATGTTCATGTCTGCCTGTAGGACTTTCAATATTTTCTGTTATTAAATATTCTCCTGCTTCTACTTTTTCATTAAACTCATCTATACTAAGCCCAACAGGACTTACGTCTGAAGTTTCTGGATTCCAGAAAAACAAAGATCCTTTTGTAAAATCTCGTTTTGTTCCGTTTAATACTTTTTTTGCAACTTCTACTTGTTTATCAAATTGTTTTAACCCACCTGCTCTTGATAACATTTCTGATAGTTGCACTCTAAGGTCATACCTTCCTTCTTTACCACTGATTTCTAAACCAGTAAACTGGTACGCTCCCCCACCAGTTTTTTGTAATAAAACATCCGAAACAGAGTTCATTTTACCAAAATTTTGATAATCAGATTTAACACGGTTATTAATAACGTGCATTACAGCTTCCATACCTCTGTCACCTAATTTGCTTGCTTCAACAATAGATAATAAAGCTAATAGTTTTTCATCAGGTAATCTACGAATGTTTTCATCTATTTTTTTTCTAGCTTGTTCTGTTCCTGTAAATCTATCTTTTACTTCATCATAAAATCTAACCATATCTGGGTCACGGTTTGGTTTTGATATAGGTAGTGATATGTCACCACCTTTTCTATAACCATCTAAAAACCCACCTGATGCTGCAACTCGTCTGTCAACTTCTGGTTTGCCTTGATCATTAAATTGATTTAATGTGTCGTACCCAATAGTTTCAGCAAGAGGTTTCTTAACAAGGAACTCACCTTTAGATGCTAATACATCTCCAGACTCATCCATACCAACTCCTGAAATATCTCCAACTTCAATACCTTTTTCTCGTGCCTTTTGTAATCCTGCAGATATAATCTCGTTAAATCTTTGTGGATCTTTTTCTATTGCTGCGGCATTGATCATAAAATCACCATCATCAGAGTCTATTGGATAATCGTCAGCTACAGTTTGTGCGTCTGTTACTTGATCTGGATTCATTCCACCTATAAAACCACCAGTGTTAAATTCTCTAAAATCGTCTTCAGCTTTAAACTGATCTTCAATTACACTATCAGAAATTTTTGCTGCATCCTGTTTAGCTTGATTCTCTGCTCTTTCTCGCTCTCTGTCATCACGTGCCGCATCTGATGCACGTTGTTTTTCTTCAGTAGTTAATCCTGCAGCAGATTGTACAC